GACAAGCTGAAATCTGTTCAGATTATGGTACATCAAGACAGCGTTAACATCATCCGAGAACTCAGGAACTACGCATGGAAACGGGACTACAAGACCAACGCAGTAACCAACCAACCCGAAGATGACAATAACCACGCATTAGATGCCCTGAGGTACGTGGCAATGGAGAAGCTGAAGGCGAATGCTGGGAAATACACTATTCGGTAGATGGCATTTATGGCACTAATGGCACAAAGAGATTTGCGAAATGCCACTAATGCCACTTGTGCCAAGTGCCAACTGACTTTTTTTTGCTCAGACACAAAAGTGTAAATTCGCTATTTATTACTGAGATGCTTGAAAGACTGAACAAAATATGGCGAATGCAAGAAGCTTACACGGACTACCCGAAAGCCGCAAGCGAGAACGCTAAAGCTGCTCTGAGATGGGCGGAAAAAAACGGATGGGGTGGTTGCGGTACTGCCGTAGGAAAGGCAAGGGCTAACCAATTAGCAAACCGTGAGCCAATCAGTTTGGAAACCATTGAGCGAATGGCGGCATTTATCCGACACAAACGGAACTCTAACAGAAAGCTGGGCGAAGGTTGCGGTCGTTTGATGTGGCTTGCTTGGGGTGGGGACGAAGGCGTTAACTGGGCAATCAAGAAAATAGAACAACTAAAGAATGAAGATTGAGTTACCTAATAACTGGGCGAGTGTAACTGTTGAGCAGTTCCAAGCACTCCAAAGAATCCTCGCGGAGAAAGGGGAAGAGTATCCGACCAACGTGGCTATCATTTCGATAATGTCAGGCGTTCCCGTAGACGAGATTGAAACATACTCCTTAAAGACATACGCTAAGTGTATGCAGACGCTTTCTTTCCTAACTGAACAACTCGTAGGACAAGTACAGAAGGTGGTGGAATTTGGAGGCGTTAGATACGATGTTATCACAGACGTTTACAATCTGAACGGAGGGCAGTACATTACGCTGATGCATTTGATGAAAGACCCTGACAAAGTTATCGACCAACTCCATGAGGTTATGGCGGTGTTCCTTGTTCCGAAAAAGAAAACATGGTATGGTTGGAAGAAAGGAAAATATGACCCTGAGAAACACAAGGAAACATCAGAGGCAATGCTCCAAGCACCAATGACAATCGTGCAACCGTTGTCGGCTTTTTTTTTAAGCAGTTATCTGATGTCCGCAAAACATATATTGGAATCTTCGGTCAAGAAAGCGGAGAAAGTCAAGAGACAAGCGGAAAGAAGGTTGAGACATTTGAATCGAAATACGGCTGGCTGAACGTGGTTAACAACTTGTCAAATAACGATGCAACCAAGTGGGGTTACTTCTTTGCTCTACCGTTACGGGAGTTCTTGAATCTCATATCCTTCCAAAAGGCGAAACAAAACCACGAGTATCACCAAATGAAACAGAATGGCGTTCGATAAACTAATAGATGCTCTGAACGAGTTTAGAGGCGAGTACACCAAAGCGTTAGCCGATTCGCTTCAAGGCGGCTCAACTTTAGGAACTGGCGAGGGTCAGGGTTACATTGCATCGGGTAACTTATTGACAACATTGGCACTTGATGCTCAACCGAAAGTTAAGTTGTTCGGGCAGATATACAAGTTGCAAATCAGAATGGCGGACTACGGAATCAGTCTTGACGAGGGTCGGGCTGCTGGAGAAGATGCGCCAACGGTCGGAGAGATTGAAAAGTGGTTGACCTATCCTAACGTATTGGCAAGACTTCGAGGAACTGACAAGCAGTTTACCGACAAGCAACGAACAAGCTGGGCTGAGTGGATAGTGTACAAAAAGCTACGTTACCCAACAGAAGGGAAGAATTGGATTAAACCAGCCTTTGACAAGGTAACGCCAAAGATAGCGGGAGTTGTTGAGGCGGCAATTGCTGAAGACATTGAATTGACATTTGAAGAAATCAAGAAACTAATCGAAAGCTAATGGCTATCTTCCTTACTCAGAACGGAGAACCATCCGAATACGGGCTTGTTTATAACGACAATGCCTATGTAATCAAGACAACGAACTACACGCCAACGGTTCGGTTTAGAGTCGCTATTCTTCCAATTGACTACCCTATCAGCCCAGCCATTGGTCAGGTCAGAGTCTACCCTACTCGTTCAAACGATGGGCAGTTTTTAGATAGAGCGTTCTTCGACCCATCACGGTTTCTTCAGTCTTACGTCAAAGGTCAGGTAGATATAAAAGGCGCGAACCATAACGGGTTTTATGTATCTAATCAGATGCACAAGGAATATTACTTAGCTATCCAAGAAGAAGAAAAGGATGCGAGCGGTGTCTATCAAAATGGCGACCTATTTATTTCGAAAGTGAAGAGCGTATGGAATGGGGTTCGTAATGAAATAGAATGGCTGGACTTCGACTACACCGACTACATCATCAACACCACGCCAAGCGTAACCAAGAAGTTTCTTACCGATTCCCCGAGAACTATCCGAATAGACTCAGACCAGTCTTATCATCTGTACTTCATCGCTAATGAAGTCGGGAAATATCAGTACAACATAAAGGCTTACTCAGGCTATAACGCAACGGGGACACTTTTAGCGGATGGCATCGTGGACAACAATATCGCGGTTGCTGATTCTTGGGACAAGATTTACTTCAGAATCCCAGTAGGAACGCACGACATCGGGAACATTGACCCATCACTTTACACGGACTCGTCATTTGGGTCTACACCTTCAACGGCACTCAACGGCGCGGCAAGCTATACCATCCACTTAGAAGATATCACCAATGTGCAGATAAGCGAGTCTTTCACTTTCAATGTCAACCAAACTTGCTCAAAGTACAACGAGGTTCGGGTGCATTGGCTTAACCGTTTGGGAGGCTACGATGCGTTCAACTTCTACATGAAGTCGATACACACGACAGATATCAAGAAGGACACATTCGACCAGCAGCACCATGATTGGACAGGCAACCGTTATACATACGATAAGCAAGCGAGAGGAACGACCGAGTATAACGTGGCACTCAACAAGAAGGTTACGGTCAACACCGACTACTTGAGCGAAGCGGAAAGCATTTGGCTGGAAGATTTGGCAACATCTCCGAGCGTATACATCGAGGAAGGTAATGAGTTGATAGCTGTCAATATCGACCCGCGAAGAATCCAACGAAAGACTTCTTTGAACGATAAGCTGATGCAGTACACTTTCGAACTGAATTACTCCATTAAAAACAGACGGCAGCGTGGTTGAGGTTAGAATAGAGGGGCGTAAATTAGACGTATTCGAGGGATTCGATTTCTCGTTCAATTACGGTATTGCTGATATCCGCAACCCTGAGAAGCGGTCAACGGAATACTCCAAGACCATCAAGTGTCCAGCAACGAAGAACAACGACGAGTTGTTTGGGCACATCTATGACGTTAACATCTCAAATAACTACGATGCTAACACTACTAACATATCTGTTAATTTTAACCCTAATAAGAAAGCGGAGGCGCGAGTAATAGCCGATGGGGTGGAAGTCATGGCTGGGGTTGTCCAGCTTCGTAAGATAGTCCAAAAGGGACACGCCTACACCTACGAGGTTGTGTTTATCGGTAAGCTGCTCAACATATTTTCGGTGTTGGGCGACAAGGAACTAAGCGGAGTTGATGAGAACGGGGCAAGGTATTTAGACCTGAGTCAATACGACCACGATTTCACATATCAAAACCAAGTTGATAGCTGGAGCGCACCAGTTGGGCAAGGTTACGTTTACCCGTTAATTGATTGGGGCTATGGAAATGTTTACGCTCCAAATGGCTCGCGCATTTATCAAGTGTCAGAACTACGTCCAGCAGTTTACGTAAAGACTTTAATCAATGCTATTTTTGATTTTGCTGGCTTCACTTATACAAGTTCATTCTTTAATTCGGTAGTCTTTAATCGGTTAATAGTTCCATTGACCAAGAAGATGAACCTGCCCGATGACCAAGTTCAGCCGAGAAAGTTCAAAGCTGTAAAGTCGTTGCCGCAGATTATGAGCCGCTTTCCATCCATCAGCCCAAACACATTCGGGAACGAGCAGATATTCAACCCAAGTACTGGTAACATGGCGAAGCTGTGTTTTGAGGATGACAATAACTTAGGCTTTGACAACAACAACCAGTATTTAATTTTAAGCCAACAAAGCCCGTTCATTCCATATAACTACAACGCTCAGAACAACTATATTTTTGCTTGCCAAGAGCCATTAAGGAGTGATACATTCAGATGCAGCATTGACCTTCAGATAACAAAGAATTTTGCCTTTGGCAGTCAAATATTCGAGGGAAATGTTCAGATAGTAAGATGGGTAGATTCCACTCAGTCTATTCAAGTTGTGGCAGAATCTCCATTTGGTTTTGATATTAGCGGGGCTGTTGGTCAGACACAAGCGCAAACAATATTCGTGGAAGGAGATGTTCTAACTCAAAACAACGACCAAGTTTACGTTAGATTAAAATCAGACCCATACGGAAACGGCTACAAGCCTGACTTTAGAAATGCAGTTGGATCAACGGTATGGCTTGACGTTAGATGCACGGGAGGTTATTTTGAAAACGAGCCGATAACCGAAGAATTGTTTGAGGGTGATGAGGTTACATTAAGCGACCATCTTCCCGATGTTGAGATGAGCGAGTTCTTAGTTTCCATTTTCAAGATGTTCAATCTATATGTGGAGGTAGACCCGAACAACGAGAAGAACCTACTCATTGAAACCCGCGACACGTTCTACTCGCAAGGAAGCACAAAGGATTGGACGTATAAGCTGGCAAGGGATAGAGACATAACACTTGAACCTTTGGGAGTTCTTACTGACCGCGAATACATCTACACCTATTCGGAGGATGGGGATTATTATAACGAACGCTATCAAGGCAATAGAGGACACGCTTATGGAAGGGCAAGAATCGAAGTAGATAACGACTTCGTACAGAGTTCAAAAGAAGTGGAGGTTGTTTTTTCGCCTTCGCCATTAGTCAATGACAGCCCATCCAATCGAATCATTCCAGCAGTATGGGATGCTGATATAGAGGAAGGAGCAAAGCCTACGGATGCCAACATAAGGATTATGTACTACGGGGGGCTTCTGCCGAGTAACCCTGTATGGAAGCACAGAAGGCTCTTCCCATTTCAAGACTTCGATACAAATGTTTATCCGTACGCTGGACATTGGGACAACCCGATAACGCCAACGATAGACATCAATTTCGGTCTACCTTTAGAGTTGTACTATCAAGCCAATAATTACATAAGCCAAATTCAAGTAACGAACGCGAACCTTTACAACATCTACCACCGTAACTATATCAACGAGGTAACGGATAAGGATTCGAAGGTAATGAATGCAATGTTCTACTTAGAGCCGACCGACATCAACACCTTAGACTTCCGCGACCAAATCGTAATAGATAACAGTTACTGGCGTTTGAACAAGGTAATGAACTACAACCCTTTCAAGGAGGGGTTAACGAAGGTTGAGTTAATCAAAATAAAGGAGGCGGTTACCTTCAAAAAGTCGGACAGAAGCCTTAACGCTGGGGGCTATTTGGGAAAGGAAAAGATGCCATCTCCTTCTACCGAAATCAAGACCAACGGAAACAAATACCCGCCATTTCAAGGGAAGGTGAGCGGAGCGGAGAATAACGTAGGGCAGAGCGTTACAGCATTCAAAGTGGTCGGAAGTCGCAACACTATCGGGGAAGGCTCGAAGAACATTACCATATTCGGCAACGATAACGAGGTAATTGGAGGGCTTCACAACGTCCAACTCATCAATACGAATGGCGTAATTGTTACGCAGTCAAACACTACATACATCAACGGCAAGGAACAGGACAACGTGGAGGTATTGGATGGCGGAGAGAATGAGGTCCGAGCATTGAATGGAGGTACCAACATCTTCACGGTTGACGGTGGCGAGGACATAGTGCAGACACAATTT